TTTATTTGATGAAATTATAGTGAGGGAAGAATCAGATTTACCTGAAGGACATCCAATAAAAACTTATTTGAAGGAAAATGAAGCAGGAAGAAAACTGATTACAGAAATGAAGGAAGAAGTAAATAAGAAAATCGTTGGTTTCTTGCAAGGAAAGAAAGCTCCCGCATATCGTGACAACCATATCAGAGGAAAAGCATATTCGGACATTAATCACGCAATCAGGAAGCGCTTTGGCGTCCGACGTCGTGAAATTCCTGCTAAGAACTTCCACGATGCGGTGTCATTCATTCGTCGCTGGTCTATCAGCACTGAATTGCAAAATGAAATTTTCAACGCAAATCAGCAAGTGTCACTATTTAATTAAGGAGGGAATATGAGTCAACAACATAAGAAATGGATTGATCTAGTCAAGCAACGAATGGAAGAAAAGGGTTGGAATAGATCGGATCTTGCAACCGTCGTCGGAGTTTCACCAGCTACCATCACGCTCTTACTAAAAGAAGGGCGAGGAAGTGATGACTTGAAGCTTGAGGTAACAAAAAAGCTTTCAATCCAAGAAAGCTGGGTAATCTTTGAAGAAAGGTAGATAGAAATGCCACAAGCAAAAATAAAGGAGATTGTCTACAGGACAGCTAACGAAAGCGAGATAGCAACTCACGGAGATTACAAGCATTTATGCCAACGTTGGGAAGGTCTGACGGTTTATACAGCAAAGCAATTTGCAAAAGAAATGCGAGAGAATCCAGAGTTTGAACAGTATGTGTTTAATCCTACGCACAAGCTAGTGTTTATCGATTATGAGGGTTTCCGCAAATTCTGGAGATGGAAGCAACTAAACCGCTATCGGTCTAAAAAAATAAGCCTTGCCGAAATGGAGTCGGACAAGGCACTGGCGAAGCGACTAGGCTTCTAAAAAATAACTTACTTAAAGTATAACACGAGGGAGAATAAAATGCAATACGAACCACCAATCATAAGCCAAATCGCAGGAGCTACGCTATGGCTTGCGTCACTATTTTTAATCATGTTGATTAGCTCAATCAAAGAAGAAATCGAGCGCAGACGCATCGAGAAGCGAAACAGAGAGCTTGAAGCTCAGAACAGAGAGTTGCTTATGCGAGAAGCAGAGTACAGAGCAGAACAGATCGCAAGACAGCAAGCAGAGTACGCTTATTATCGGCATAAGAAAAACTTTAGCACAGAAGGAATCGAGGTGCCATTCAATGGTAATATTCGAGCGCAAGCCGTACAATCCGAGGACTAGAGAGGCTGAACTGTTGGATAGAATCGAACAGTTAGAGCGTGAGAAATCGGATTTAGAAGCGATTATCAGAAAGAACAAGCACGAGATCCTTTGGTTGCAGGGGATGTTGAAGCATAAAAAGGAGAGTTAATGGCGCAAAGAAGAATGTTTAGTAAGAAAATAACAGAAACAGACAATTTTCTTGATATGCCTCTGTCAAGCCAAGCTTTATACTTCCACTTAAACATGGGAGCAGATGACGAAGGTTTTGTAGACAAAGCGAAAACGATTCAACGAACAATCGGAGCAAGTAGTGATGACTTGCGAATTTTGATAGCAAAAGGGTTTGTAATTCCGTTTGACAGCGGTGTCGTTGTTATTCGGCACTGGAGAATACACAACTATATTAGATCAGACCGTTTCCAGTCAACAATGTACCAAGAAGAAAAAAAGAAAATTGATTTTGATGAAACAAAAACCGCTAATATCAAGCCTTTTCAAGATGTCATACCAGATGTCATACCAGATGGATACCAAATGGATACACAGGTAAGGATAGGTAAGGATAGATTAGATAAGGATAGATTAGAGTTAGATAAGGTTAACAACCTTAACTATACAGGAGAAGAAAATGAAAAAAAATCTTTTTCCAAAATCATCAAAGAAAGCAACATCAAACTCAATGACAGGCAAGCTCAAATGCTATTAGATTATGTTGGGTTGGACAATATGACAATCGAAATGATCCAATATGCAGTTGAGCTGACTGAAGATGCAGGAGCTAACAACTTTAACTACCTAAATAAGATTCTGAAATCTTGGAGAGAGAAGAAGTTGACCTCGCTAGATGCAGTCAAGAAAGATGTTGAAGAATTTGAAATCAGAAAGTCTAATCCATCAGCGGACAATCCAGCGGTCTTTAAACCTTATCGGGACGAGTTGCCGTTTTAGGAGGTTTACATGATTGAAAAGATTGGATTTGAACCGCTGCACTATGTGAATGAAGACGAGATATGCCCTAAACACTCTTGCTATATGTGGACGTTTAAGAAGCCCGTACGAGCTATAAACAGAACAGGGCCTTATCAACCAACCTTTTGTCCGCAGTGCGTCAGAGAGAAAGTAGAGCGGGAACAAGAAGCTGAAATAGGGGAAGCGTACACTTCATCAATTCTCAGAAATACATTTGATGTACTGGATAAGAACAGCTTGATTCCTAATGACTTAAAAGAAGCCAGTTTTAAAACATTCACATTATCAAATGAGGCTGATAAACTAGCCAGAAACTTCGCCCTGAGAGTGGCAAAGCATTACTTCAAGGACGGCAAGGGGAATACGGTTATCGTCGGAGAAGCTGGACGAGGGAAAACGCACCTCGCAATAGCAATCGCAAGAAAGATAAACGCAGATTTTAAAGCTATCAATACACCTAAAAGCGTGTTGTTTATGAACGTTCCAGCTATGTTCCAAAAAATCCAGAGCGGTTTTGGTCGTAGAGATGTGCGAAGTGCAGACGACTGGTTAGAGCTATTGAAAAGAGTTGACTATCTTGTTTTGGATGACTTTGGAAAAGGTGATCAAGCGCAGTGGAAGAAGGACTTTATGTACACGTTATTAGATGCTAGAGATAAAACAATTATCACAAGCAATCTATCTGGTGCAGAAATGAAGAAGATATTTGATGCAAGCTTAGTTAGTCGGGTAGCAAAAGGTTCAAAAGATTTAAGCTTTAAATATCCGCAAGATTCAGAAGACAGGAGAACATTACCATTTTGAACCAAGAAAAAGCAGGATACAGAGTATCACAGATGATTGATGACTTTGAGTGGATGTTTTACCCACTGTCGGACATCATGAAAGAAAAGCTGCTATCGAGTGATCCAGTAGCGTCAGAAATGAAGATTAGGGATTTAATGCTATGTGCATTATTAAGAGAGGTAGAACATGGATAAACTACACAAGAGGATTTTACAAGTGATTCCAATCGGTAGCGAACGCCCAAGACCTAGACGAGAAATTGAACAGATGCTAGGCATGAATAAGCGGTCAGTCGAAAGAGCCATCGAGCGGTTAGTATTTCAGTACGGTATTCCAGTGGTTGCGATTAAGCAAGCGGGACATAACGGATACTACTTGCCAAGAAGCGAAGAAGAACGACAAGAGGGCTTGCAGGCTTACAAGAGTCAGATCAAAACATCACAGTTGAGAGTATCAAAGGTTGAAGCAGTAGACTTGGATAAGTTTCACGAGGAGCTGAAAGAGGCCCTGCATGCTTGAGCCGTTTGATTATGATAAATGGCTCAGCACACTGCCAAAACCGTATACAGAGCCAGAAAAAGATGAAGATGAAGCATATGATAGCTGGATAGATAGACAGCTATGCGAGATGGATTAAACGAAGGAGAATACAAATGAGTTACGAACAAATTTCAGAGTCAACATATTACAACAATATTAGTTACTGGAACGAGCAAGCCAAGCAGTACAGAGACCTTGGAGGCTTAGGCATTTGCGATGACAAAACTGGCGAAGAATTATACACAATCTAAGGAGAAGAAAATGACAAATATACCTACAAATAAAGGCCGAAGTTATATCAGGATTGAACTATCGCCAAAACAAAAAGAATTAATCGGAGTTTTAGCCGAGCTTGAAGGCTCTACGTCGGGAGACTTGCTGAATAGAGTAGTCGAGCGATTTATCGATAATAATCTAAGACTTATTGATGATTACAGAAACAGTTTGGACGATCTGAAACAGAAAAGCAGACTAAGACTAACAATGAAGGTTTAAGGAGAAACGAAATGACAAGCAATCAAGTAGCAACCAAAACTGCAGGGGATTTTTTGACAAACCCGCAATTATTAAGCGCTAAAATCGTAAGGCAATATTTAGACCCGTCAGGCAAGGCCAATGACGAAGAGCTAGCTTATTTTATCGCAACGTGTAAAGAGCGGAATCTGAACCCGTTTACTAAAGAGGTCTACTTCATCAAATACGGGACGAACCCAGCGCAGGTCGTGGTCTCCAAAGATGCCTTTATGAAGCGGGCGGAGCAGAACCCTAATTTTGATGGATTTGAAGCTGGTATCGTGGTAGAGACCCAAGAAGGAGAAATCAAACATATCACAGGAACAATCCATAGCAAGAATCACGTCCTGCTTGGTGGTTGGGCCAAAGTATATCGCAAAGACCGTAAATACCCTATCGAGGTAGACGCAGACTTCAAAGCCTACAATACAGGCAAATCTATGTGGGCCAAAATGCCAGCGCTGATGATCCGTAAGGTAGCATTAGTATCTGCAATGCGGGAAGCTTTCAGCGAAAACGTAGGCGGTCTATATACGACTGATGAAATGGATCAGTCACAACCTATTGACGTTACGCCTCAAGAAAGCCGTGAAGACGTAATGGCTCGCAAGCAAGCGCAGATAGAGCAATTCAATAAAGAGCAGGAACGACAGCAAAAGAAAGAGGCTGAACCTGTAGAGGTCGAAGAAGAGCCAGAAAATCCATTGCAAGAAGCCGACCCAATGCAAGCAGACCCGCTCGGAAATAGCCTTAATTACTAGACGGGAGCCAGAAAATGCAGGAATTACAAGCGAAAGTAACACAAGCGAAGTTTGAAATTATCGACCGAGAAAAATTTGAGCAAAATATAAACAAAGTCGTGGCCAAGTATCAAAATTACGTGGTTACAGCCTCAACAATCAAAGATGATAAAAAGGTTTTAGCTGATTTGCGGAAACTTAGTAAACAAATCTCAGACGAGCGCATCAAGATCAAACAGGAATTGTCAAAATCAGCAGATGAATTTGATGAATACATTAAAACAACAGAGAAGCCTTTGACTGATACGATTTTTAAGATTGCAAAAGACGTAAAAGATTTTGAAGATCATCAAAAGGCCCTGAGACTGGACACGGTTAAATCTTATATTGCCAATAAATCGGCTGAGTATATGCTAGACCCTCGGATTTTTGACGAGAAAGCGCTTGAATACATCAAAGCAGGTGACTTTATGGCTGACGGCGTGACCTTGAAGAAAGCTACAATGCAATCATTAGATGACCTAGTGACCTTTGAGTTCCAGAAACAACAAGAATTTGAAAAGGCTAAATCAGCCATTTCTGGCCAATGTGCTGAGTACGGAATGACTGACCAGCCATATCTTCGCATGTTGCGAGATTTAACTCTTGTTGAAGTCTTAGAGCAGATCAAGGCTGACTATGCCTTCGAGAAGCAAAAAGAAGAAGTCCGACTTGCTCAAGAGAGAGCAGAGCGGGAACAGCAAGAAATTTTAGCTAAAGAACGAGCTAAACAAGAAGCTGATGTCCTAATTCGTCAGAAAATGGGCCAAATAGACCCAGAAACGGGCGAAATCTTGGACGGAGGGGAATTGTCCCGGAATCAAGAAGAAGCCGTCTCAGGGGCTGAAAACAGCCTTAAAAAATACACGCAAAAAATGATCCTGGAAGTGTATTTTGAAGACACGGAAGACAAAGACCGATTTAAGAACGGTCTAAGTCAACTAGGATTTGATTATAAGACTAATTACATTGTCAAGGGTTATCAAAATATCGAGCCGTTGACACAATCGGAATTGGAAGAACTTTTTAAATAAAAAACTATGAGCTGGGAATCTCACTAAAAGCAACCTAGAAAATAAGCGTCAGACTTGG